GTTGGTCTGGCTGCACTGCGCACCCCACTGCTGAACTGTGTGGATGGCGGCCCCGACGCCGTGGCGGTATATGCCCCTGCCGCCGGCTTGATGCACAGCGCCGCCCGGCTGGAATACCAGATGCGGCAGGAGTTTGAAAACGGTGCTTCCCGTGTGTTTGCCTCGGAGGACCTGCTACGGGAGGATGGCTATGGCCGCCGCACCTTGCAGGATGATCTTTTCATCGGCCTGCCGGATGACCCCGCTAACGTGGGGGTGACGGTGTACAGCCCGCAGCTGCGGGTGGAACAGTTTTTGGCCCGCAAGCAGGATATCCTGCGTAGCTGCGAAAGCCTGATCGGTTTCAAGCGCGGCATTTTGAGCGAGGTGGAAGCCGCCGAGCGCACCGCAACGGAAATCACCTCCAGCGAGGGCGATTATAACCTGACCATCCAGGAATTGCAGGCTATGTGGCAGAACGGTGCCGGCCAGGCGCTGGAACTGTGCGCCGCGCTGGGCAAGGTGTACGGCATGCCGGGCCTGAGTTTTGACGCCGGGAAAGACCTGACGATGGACTGGGGCGATGGCGTGCTGTTTGACCGCACCCGCACCTGGAACGAGTACATGAGCATGGTAACATCCGGCCTGCTGCGGCCGGAACTGGCCCTTGCCTGGTACTTTGACCTGCCCCATGCCGATGCCGCCCAGCTGGCAAAGATCCGTAAGGAGCTGATGCCGCAGGCAGCACAAGCGGCCCCCGCAGACAACGAAGAAAAGAAAGGAGAAACCCAGATTGGAGCATAAATCGACAACCCCCGCCGCACAGCCGGTGCAGCCCGCACCCTATGCCGCCGGAACCGGCAGTGCCCCGCTGCTGAACCGTGAAACCGACTTTGCCAGCATGAGCTACCGGGAACGCCTTGCCTTAAAGCACAGCGACCCCGATACCTACCGCCGCCTGCGGGAAAAATAAGCGGGAACAATAGAACTGTAAAAATTGATTTGATAAAGGAGAAATTCTATGGCAGATACTTATACCAAAATTGCTGATTTGATCGACCCGGAAGTAATGGGGGACATGGTGTCCGCCCGCATCCCAAAAAAGCTGCGCGTGGCGCCCTTTGCCAAGGTGGATGATACCCTGGCCGGTGTCCCCGGCGATACCATCACGGTGCCCGCCTATGCCTATATCGGCGATGCCGACATTGTGGCCGAGGGCGAGGCTGTGACCATTGAAAAGATGACGACCTCCACCCGCAAGGCCACCGTGAAAAAGGCCATGAAAGGCATTGGCCTGACCGATGAAGCGGTGCTTTCCGGTTATGGCAACCCGGTGGGGGAGGCCAACACCCAGCTGGCCATGGCCATTGCCGCCAAGATCGACAACGACTGCATGGATGTGCTGCAGACCGCCACCCTGACCTATGACGGCTCGGCGGGCGTTATCAGCTATGCGGGCGTTGTGGATGCGGTGGACGCCCTGCAGGAAGAGCAGGCCACCGAAAAGGTAATCTTTGTTCACCCTAAACAGGTGACCCAGCTGCGAAAGGACGCCGAATTCACCAGCACCGACAAGTATCCTGCCAATGTGCGGATGTCCGGCGAGATCGGCTCCATTGCGGGCTGCCGTGTGGTGCCCAGCAAAAAGGTGCCGCTGATGGAGGTCGGTTCCGGCAAAACTAAGTGCTATGCCTGCCCCATCATCAAGCTGGAAGCCGACCACGACAACGAGGACGAAGTGCCCGCCCTGACCATTTACCGCAAGCGCGCGGTGAATGTGGAAACAGAGCGCAAGCCCAAGATGCGCACCACCGAGATCACGGCAGATGAATTTTATGTTGCGGTGCTTTCCAACGAGGCCAAGGTGGTGCTGGCAAAGTTCAAGGCCTGAGGAGGGGGATGCCTTTGCCGGATTACGAATTTTATACCGCCAGCTACCTGGGCGAAAAGATCCCGCAGGAAAGCTTTGCACGCTTTATTACCCGCGCCGCTCGCCAGCTGGAGCGCTACAAAAGTATGTTTGATGTGCGCCCGCGCGCGGGCCTGCAGGAACCGGAAGCCTGCGCCCTCTGCGCCATGGCGGATGCAATGTATGCCTTTGCGGAGGAGGACAAGCGCTGCCGCGTGGTGAGCGCCAGCGTGGGCAGCGTGAGCGAAACCTATGCTGCCCCGCCGGAGCTCTGCGCCGAAACCATCCAGAGCCGGGAAGGCTACCTGCGTGCCCTGGCGCAGGACTACCTAGTGTTTGGTCGCTATGCCAGCGGCGGGGTGGGCTGATGACCGCGCCCTTACAGTACCCCCTGTGCTGCCAGACCGTTACCCTCTACCATGCGGACCCGGCGGCACATACCATCACGCGCGCCGTTGTGCAGGGCGTACACTTTGATACCCGCCGCCGCGAAACCGCGGCAGGCGGCAGCGGCCCCGCAGGCAGTGCGGCCACGGCGTTTTTGCTGGTTATCCCGGAAAAACATGCGGCGTTTGGCCGGGATTATACGCTGGAACCCCATGATCGCGTGCTTGCAGGCACCGGGCCGGAGGTGAGCTACACCCAATGGCTGGATTTTACCCCCGCCAAAGTGCCGGGGCTGGCCGCTGTGCAGTATGTAGACTGTAAAACAGCGGCCGGGCAGACCACCCATGTGGAAGCGGGCGGCTGGTGGACCCGATCCGGCAGCGGCGCGCACAGCCTGAGCAACTGACCGGAAAGGGGGAGACAAAGCGCGTGAACGAAACCTATTTTGAACAGCTGCTGCAATGGCTGGCCCGCTGCCCGGCTCTGGCCGGTATTGCCCTGCGTGTGGACGACCTGCCCCCGGCGGCGGGCACCGGGGCGCTCTTCCCCAAAGGAGTGGAGCAGACCGACCGCTGGCAGAACCTGCTGGGGCAGGTGACGGCCCGCCAAAAAATGCAGCTGGTGCTGCGCCTGAACCTGCCCTTTGTGCCGGGGGATGCGAATCTGAGTGCACAGACCGCCCGCCGCCTGTTGGAACTGCAGGCCTGGGTGGCGGAGCAGAGCGCGGCCGGCTTTGCCCCGCAGCTTGGCAACGCTGACCCCGTACAGGAGACCCTGACCGCCGGGGCCGCCCGGCTGGAACAGGCCAACGATGAGGGCGGCGCAGTTTACACCGTTACACTGACGGCACACTATACGATGAAATGGAGTGATACATTTGAAGATTGAGCGCAAATATATGGCGCACTTTTTGAACGCGGCGTTTGGTTCCGGTACCGCCAGCTATTGCCGCTTGGGCAACGACCTGGAAGAATATTCCCCGGAACTTTCCGCCAATGTGGAAAAGAAAAATAATATCCTGGGCCAGACTTCGATCACGATCGACAGCTACCAGAAACAGGGCGAAGTGGCACCCTATTATGCCGAGAAAAACGACCCGCTGTTTGAAAAGCTGCAGGCCATTATCGACGGCGACCTGACGCTGGACGACCTGAAAACCGATATTGTGGAGGTTAAGCTCTGGGGCGAAGCATCCGCCAACGCCTACCCGGCCATCAAGGAGGAATGCTACATTGAGATCGTCAGCTATGGCGGCGATACCACCGGCTACCAGATCCCCTTTAATGTGCATTATACCGGCGTAAAAACCAAGGGCACCTTCAACATTAGCACCAAAACCTTTACGGCGGCGTAAGGCAGAACAGGAGGATGGATGATTTTACACAATGGGGATGTTTTGTTTGGCTGGCCGCTGCAAAGCCATGTGATTACCGCTGGGTGGTTTTATAATGACGGCAGCCTGCACCGGGCGCTGGATTTCCGCGCCGCCGTCGGCACGCCGGTGTATGCCGCGGCAGACGGTACGGTGGAAACCGCATACCGCTGGAATGGCCGCCGCACCCAGGGGGACACCAACAGCTATGGCAATATGCTCAAGCTGCGCCATGTGGATTACCGCGGCGGCCGGCTGGAGACGCTGTACGCCCATCTGAGCAAACTCTGCGTGGCCCAGGGGGAGACGGTATACGAGGGCCAGCTGATCGGCTACAGCGGGGATACCGGCAACTGTTACGGGGCGCACCTGCATTTTGAGGTGCGGTACAAAAACCGCCGGGTCCACCCGCTGAACTGGCTGGATGCAGATTTTGCGGCGGCATCTACCGCGGTGCGGCTGGGCGGCTACCAGAGCGTTGCCCGCCCGGCAGCGGAAAAAACACAGCCGGTCCAAATGCAGACGGTAACGGTGGGGCCGATTTCCAACGGGGACGCTGCCCGGCTGTATGCCCTGTGCGGGGACCTTGGCCTGGTGGAATCGGGGCTGTACCACGCCGCCTATACGGAGGTATGAGCAGGATGGAAGCAATTCTGGTGGCGCTGATCACCGGCGGGCTGAGCCTGCTGGGGGTGGTTATCACCAACATGATGGCTGCCCGCCGCGCGGAACAGCGGATGGTAACGGCCCAGGCGGTCACGGATGCCCGCTTGGAGGAGCTGACCCGCGAAGTGCGCGCCCATAACAACTTTGCCCAGCGGGTGCCGGTGCTGGAAGAGCAGCTGCGTGTGGCAAACCACCGCCTGAGCAACCTGGAAAAGGCGCATACCCCCGCAAGCCGGGCCATAAGTTAAAAGAAAAGCATAAAATAAAAAGGAGGAGACCATGGATCTGACAACTTTTGGTATGGCAGGGGTGGCGGCGATTACGGTTATCTGCTACCTGGCGGCAACAGCGGTCAAACAAACGCCGCTTGCCAATAAATGGCTGCCCACCATCTGCGGCACGCTGGGCGGTGTGCTGGGGGTGCTGGCCTGGTGCGGAAGTGTGCCGGACTTCCCGGCAGGCGACCCATTGACAGCGCTGGCCGTGGGCATTGTTTCAGGCCTCGCGGCAACCGGTACCAACCAGCTGATCCGCCAGCTGAAACAGCCGGAATAAAATAATAGGGGGAATTACCCTATAAATAGTTGAAAATCCCGCCGGGAGCTGCGCATATGGCTCCCGGCGGGATTTTGCTTGATTTGCTTGCATAATTTGCGCCAACGCCTTATAATGAGTAATATCTATGATGGGAGGGGTGCGCATGGCGCAAATTACGCCGGAACAAACAACAAAAGCCATACACCCGGTATTGGGAATTATGGGGGGCCTTGGCCCGGCGGCGAGCTGCTACCTGTACCAGATGATCACCGACCATACCCCCGCCCAGAAAGATCAGGATCACATTGATATCGTCATCTCCTCGCGCGCGTCCACCCCGGACCGCACAGCCTTTATTGTGGGCAAAAGCAAGGATGACCCCTTTGATGTGATGGAGCAGGACGGCATCAGCCTGGTGCGCTACGGTGCTACCGTGCTGGCCATTGCCTGCAACACCGCGCATTATTTTTATGACCGCCTGGCCGCGGCCCTGCCGGTACCGGTACTGAACATGCCGCGCCTGACCGCGGCGGATGCCAAGGCGGCCGGGTGCCATAAGCTGGGTATTCTGGCAACGGACGGCACCCTGCTGGCGGAAACGTATCAGATCGCCTGCCGGGATATCGGCCTGGAATGGGCCGCCCCCGGCGAACAGGCCCAAAAGGGCATCATGTCCATCATCTATGATGAGATCAAGCAGGGCAAGCGCGTAGACATGCAACTGTTTAACGCAGCGGTGGATGACCTGCACGCCCAGGGGTGCGATATGGCGGTGCTTGGCTGCACGGAACTGAGCCTTGTGAAGCGGGACGAACACCTGGGACCGTTTTTCATCGACAGCACCGAGGTTCTTTGCAAGCACGCCATGCGCGCCTGCGGCGTGGAGCCGGTGGGATTTGAGGATTGA